CCTTGTAATACCCCCGGAAGAACAGAAGGAGGACCAAGTGCAGTACGTACTCCGGGAGCCTTAGAAGCACTACCACCACCAAAGAAGTTTTTAATTCCTTTTGTAATACCACTAAATGGGTTGAAAGTGCCAGACTGTGCTTGACCGGCGAGATTAGACGCGCTAGACTGTGTTGTTTGACCGCCGCCACCAAAGAAGTTTGAGAGTGTCTGGCCGACTGTTTGTGGTTGGTTAGCAAGATTTTGTTGTTGTAAAAATGGCAAACTGCCGGGACCACCTGTTATTCCAGTGCCTGTTGAAGTACCGCCAACAAGACCTCCTGATAACCCACCGGCCCGTAAACTTGCGCCTATAGGTGCACCCGCAATGATACTTCCACCACCTGCTACGTTAGCAGGATTAGCCGCAAGAATATTAGAAGATAAATTAAATGCCGATTGTTGAGGAGTTGTCCCACCTAATAGATTAGCTATTCCTTGTCCTAATTGGCCGCTTCTAGTTAAGTTGTCAAAGAAATTTGCTGTTGCATCTGCTTTAGTTTTGTCAATACTTAACGGTTCTTTAAATCTGTCAAGATTTAACCGCTGTGCGTCAAGCGATAATTTTGCTGCATCTTGTACTTCACCTCTTAAATCTCTTCTAGCACCAACGCCAAAACGAACATCTTCAAACAACTGACGCCGTTCTTCAAAATGTCTTTGTTTGACATTCTTTTCCATTATTTGTTCTTGTTCTTCAAACCGTTCTCGTAGTGTAGCAAGCTCTCTTGCGCCCGCTTCAGTACCTAACCTTCCTTGGCTTCTAAGAGTACTTATTGCACTATCTATAGCTTCCTGCTTTCTTCTGTCAAAACCTGCACGTTCTCTTGCTAAATCAGCGGCAAAGTCTGGTCGCTTTTGTAACTCTGATTCAAAGATACCTGAAGCAGCAAGTAGTCTATCTCTTTCTGCTTCTTGCTCTGGACTAAAACCAGCTACTAAATTACGTCCTGTTTGATCAGTAGCAACTTGGCCAAAATTACTTACAATATTAACTGGAGGAGTGTTTGTAATAAAGTTTTGTCCTGCCTTAGTTAGTTGATTGGCAGCTAAGAGATTACCGGCACCGCCGATAAGTGTATTAAAAAATCCGGCAGGGGTAATATTACTAAAAAGATTAGCCATAATTTCGTTCCTATTTATTTGGGGGTGGAGCTATATACTTGTGCTCGCCATTATGCATGCTAGCTAGGCTAGTGCACTGTCTTTCTAAAATATCTATTCTTGCAATGACATTTGCCATTTCTCTGTGCTGTTGTCTTAATGCATCAGGAGATAAAATACCAGCCAGCACAGCTACCTGATGCTCTCCTACTTTTTGATGTTGCTCTATGCGATCAAGTCTTCTGCCTTGGTTCTCTACTTCTTTAGCAGTACTTGCTAAATCGTCTAGCAATCTTTTAATTTGTGAACGAGCCACACCATAACTTGCTGCTACGGTACAAGCAAGTAACAACAGTTGTAAGGCTTCGGGAGTGCCCAATTCCATCTTAGTAGGGATTGGCACCTAAAACAGATGCGTCCCATGCTGCTTTAAGTTCGTTTATAGTTGAGGCATTTGAGATAGCCGCTGCTGCTGGTGCGTCTCGCAACGCTTGTTTCTTCGCAACTACAGTGCTTGTATCAGAGCCTGTCTCTTGTAACCTCATGTATTCTATATCTAGTGCTTGTAATAAAGGCGCTCTTATTTGCCGTATTTTATCTTTAAAAAGATCTTTAGCAGCAGTAACATCTTCAGTTATTACATCCTTATCTGAATTTAATACCCAAGCATCTCTAAAGTTTCTATCAGAAGGCTTAGTAACGTCACTTGCTTCTAGAGATGTAACATTATTTTTGTCTACTATATAAGTTGTCACTGTTTTGTCTCCAAATCTGTATTTATTTTCCAAGAGTTACGCCACTTGCGATTTTTTGGAAGGTCTTCTGTTCGACAAATAACCATCTTAGGATAATTCCCCTTGTCCCAAGTGCTCCAAACTTCTTTCGGCACCGACTGCATAATTTGATATTCAACAGCTTCTTTTTCTGTCATAGCGTCACATGGTTTAGTTGCATCACGAACAGAACCGAGAGTATGTTTTTTAAAATCAGGTCTTTTTTCATCTTCTTTCATTGCGAGAATTGTTTCGATAGGGGGAACAATACCACCGTTAATCGCACACGCCATCCAGTTTGGATCAGGGTGCATCACCTTTGCTGGCTCATCCATATCGTCTTCGTAAACAACGCAGTACTCTGTGTGAAACGGCTGAAGATTATCTTTCGCCCATTGAAGTCTTCTCCAATAGTGAACTCCTTGAAAATCTGGAGTTTGTATCAAGACAAATCTCCAGCGCCGCCAATGCCTTCAGTCGTAAATGAGTCACTGACTAGTCCGTCTCCACTGCCAGTTGATCCGCTCATACACACGTAACGAGAACTTCCTGCTGCCTGAGCAGAAATCTGGTATCCGCCAGCGCCTCTGTTCCCATTTGTGTTTCCGTCTGCTGGCATAGCAGCAAGCGAGGCGTAATTCGCGCTTGCCATATCGTTCGCAATTACGATAGATCTGTCTCCCGAACCGTTATCTGTTACCGAGGCACAATTGAATGAGTCATCTAGAGCGGGGGTTCCAGCTCCGCTTAAATTCGCCCAAAATTTGAGCACGCCCTGCGTAGC